TGTATTGATCTCCGTTTTCGTCCTCTTGTACTTCAAGGATGTAACTCATTTGGTCAAAAGCTTTTCCATCAGTTTATCAAGCTTATTATTGATCTCGCGAAAATTGTTGTGCATTTCTTGAATTTCTCTTAAGAAGTCCACCTTCAATACGTAGTCCAGTGGCATGCGGTTGACTTGGTCTTCCAAGAGATCCACCCTTCGGCTTTGTGAATTAAGTCTTTCACCCAGGCGGCTCATAAGCTTGCTCATTGCCCAGGAGCCACCTGTCGCAGCTGAAATCACTGCCGTAAGAGCAATAGCTAAATATTCTGGTCCCACGAATCCAAGGTTTTTTAATATTCTAAGAGTCAGTAATCGAGGTGTAACTGTCCCTTCCTTGCTAATCCGGTAACGAGCCAAACCAACGCATCAACCGTATCGTCGTGACTACTTACGCCAAAGTTGGTAAGCTCTTCAAACATATTGGTGAAGTTACGAAAACGATTGAAGATAATCTTGCGGTCCTCAAACATTCCCATAATGCCACGGAAGCGGGCCAACTTATCTGCCCTGAAACCTTTAACGGGATGCCAAATTAAATTGTAGAGACCTTCATTGTTCAAGCAAACACGCTTGAAGTCTGCCTCCAGGGACGCCTGATACTGTACGGCCTCACTCCAAATGTCGCACGTTGAATAGCTGGGGTAATACAAACCGCTTTGTTCGTCTTTGGCAATCACTGACCAATCATTCAACAACTCCTTGAGGGCATCAAGTTTTTCAAGGTTACCCATGACGCGAATACGTCGGTAATCAATGATATGAATGCGGTCGCCAATGCGACCACCAAGAATCATAACTGTGTAATCGTTTTTCTCTTTAGTGCCAGCGGAGAGGTCAACTCCAACCCCAAGGGCGTCAAACTCCGTTGCAATTTCCGCTTTTACAATCAACTCCGGAGCCAGCGAAAGTTCGTTCTGCCGAACGATTTGATTCATGTACTGGAACGAGAAAGCAATTGGTGCCTGCCGTTTTTTCTCCTTCAGGTAATCCAATGACCACATGTCTGGCCAATACGATTCCTCTTCGCCAGTGATGGGATTGTTTTGAATTGCTGAAAGGATAATCTGTTGCCAGTTGTTTTGTTCGTTGAATGTTGTGGAGTGAATGTCATCGTGTCTGAAGCGAGTACCAAGGCAGATCGCTCGTGCACCTTCAAACATGGTGGGTGCGATCACAGCATTCCAGTTGTCCTGCATCTGTTTCCTGATGTCAGGGTTGGCAATATCTGCGGCTGACTTGATGGCGTCATCAATCATGACCAAGTGCGAACGCTTGGAAGTCACCGAACCCTTGAGGCCTGCTGCGCAAAGCGTGAACTGTTCGTCACCTGTTACGTCAATGCCAGCAAACTTGTGATCAATTGACCAGTACTCATTACTGGTGGCGTTCTTTAGAAGGCGAACTTTAGGAAAAACTTCTTGGTATCGTTTGCTTTCAATGATGCGTTTGATGGTGGAAGATTTGGAACGAGCGATGTCAACGGTGTAGGACAGATACAGAATCTGCAGTGGCAGCCCTGCGTGCGTATGGATGCCAATGGCCCACGCCGTAAGCAGACCCAACACTGTGGACTTAGCGGAGCCCCTGGGTGCCAGGAGATCCACATTGGGACCAGCGATCTTGATGAGGCAACTGCTGTCCTCCTCTGTGACGAAGTGTCGATGCCAGTTGAGGTGATGAGCAGCCGGTGGTTTATCTGCTACGTATTCACAGAAGAAGCCAAAATCTTCCTGGGCTTTCTTCAGTGCTTCTGCGTTACGTGGCTTGCGTATTTGCTGTCTGCGTGCGGCGGCTTGAGCATTGCGGCGGTAAGCAAGATGCGTATAGCTTGGCACAGCAGTAATTCAGAGTATTACTGAATACTACCTTACTTTTTGTCTTCTTGTTTTTTGGCCTTTTGCTTTTGATACTTACGTGCTTTTTCTAAAGCGGCCTTACGTTTTTCCTTGTCCGACATCTCAGTGCCGTCTTCTTTCTTCGCATCTTTTTTCTTAAGGTGCGCAAGAAACTGCGGAGGAACTTTACCAGCCATTTAAATCAGTTATCTGTTAACAATGTTGTATTGCACCTCAATATTTTAAGGCAGTTATTCATCAAGTTGCATTTTTGCCCACACACTCATTGTCGCTTCTTCCAGGGGAATCTCAATGGGATCGTCCTTGAAGACAGATAAAAGTTCACGAATGGCACGATCGGCACCAGCCATTAACAGGCCCTTGCGATCTTTCATGCCAGTAAATCGATCAATTTGTTCGATATGACCACGGATTTCTTTTTGCATTGACGCAATGCGGGCAACACCTGCATCACGTTTAACATTGCCGTTCTCAACATCTTCACGGAGTTTGCGAACATCCTCCTGCATCTCGTCAATTTCGTACAGAAGTTTTTGACGATGATCAGCCTTGGGGTAATTGTTTTGGACCCAAAGCTCACACGCAGTAATGCTACCTGTATACCGTAGGAACCGGGCATACAAGTAGACTTCGACTACGGAATAGTTGTTGCTAGCAAAAGAGCAAAATGTTTCCTGAGTTGACGCATCGAGATTGTCAACCCATGAATCAAATAACTCAATATCGATAAGCTCGTTGGGCCTGCCCGTAATCCCGCTCTTCGTCGCGTTGCTTGAACTGCTGGCCTTGTTCGGCAGAGCTACGTTGTTCTTCTGCGCCCTTACCGATGGTTTCACGTTCTTGTTCACCAGCAGTCTCCATTTTTTTCTTGGAAAATTCGTAAGCCACACCAGCAGCCTGGCGGTATAAGTCTAGATCAAACCAGTCATCAACATCTGTTTGACCAGGGGGCACACTGCTTGTCATGGCTTAGATAGTTTACAAGAAAAAATTAGAAGTTAGACATCATTTGCGCCAGGCCTTGGGCGTAAATGTCACGACGGCCCTCAGTAGACTTTTGACGTTGCTGACGACCTTTAGAGGCTTCAAGACGTCCTAACAGACCCTCGAATTCGCCAATATCAAAAGATTTGGCGCCAAATTGCTGTTCTGCTTGTTGCTTCTGTAAGGCGTTGCGTGTAGCCTCATCAATTTCACCACGCGCAAAAGCGTCTCTGATAGCTTGCTGACCACCAGCATACCTGTCATAATCGGCTTGGTTGCCTGTTTCCCACCAACGATTACTGGTCATTTCATTAATTGGATAAACCGTTACTTGTTAATTGTACAAACACTTAACCCCAAAAACCAGATAAAAGACTGGAATATACATTGCCAGTAGCTCCAATTTTTGCAACTTCCTTGGAGCTTTCATTTTTCAACTTCTGAGTTTCTTTGTCAATCTCCCCTTGGAGATTGGTCAACCCAGCGCTGTAAAGATACTTGCGGGTGTCACGTACGTTTTGTAGGTTCTCTTCAATTTCACTGGGAGTCCCCGTGAAGCTATCAGCAAAGTTCGGCAGCTGGACCCCAGCCCTTGCTTTAGTTGTGTCTGCGTAGCTGGGGAGAAGATTCTTGTCAAAGTTGAACGTATATTGTCCTGTTTTCTTGCCAGCAGCGTCAGTCGCCTGCTTGCCATACATTGTTTTGTAGTAATTCCCAAGATAACTGGTCTCAAATTTTTCTTGATACTCAGGACTCTTTGCAATGGAATCTTTAAGGTCTTGGACGCTACTGTAGTAGCCCTGATTAAATTTCTCCAGCTCTGCTGCTTTTTCTTCTTCCTTTGCCTCACGCCCATACATCTCTTTATATGCAGAGGTGATGCCAGTGGCAAGCCGACCAGGGCGAATTTCTTTTGTATATTTGTTGCTTAAATCTGCAATATCTTGTCCAATGTTTAGACCGCCCTCAGTAAGGGCTCCCAAATCATTTTTTGAATAGAAATCTTGAAGCTGAGCAGAGGCATCGTTGAACGTAATTAAACCCTGGTTTAATTGGTCTTGAATGCTAGAACGAAAGCCTGAATAGGCCTGCGCAGCCCTGGTTCTACGTGCGGCAGCTGCATCATCCCGTTCCTTTTTTTCGGCCGCCGCGCGTTCTTCTGCGCGTGTTTCTTTACCTTGTTGAAACTCTAACAATTGTTGAAATGTGTTGTCTTTCTCAATTACCGGCGGTTGATAATTAACCGTAGTACCGCCACCGCCATAAAATCCCATGTTATTCTCCTAGTTCCTTTTTAAACAAAGAACGAATAAGGCCATTTACTTCCTTCATTTTATCGTGACCTTGTGTCAAAAGCGCCACAAGAGGCAAAAGTTCATTTATGTAATCACGCAATACATGAGCATAGATTTTATCTGTTTCATCACCTGTGAAAAGAATATTGCTTGCCTCCCAGGCGTTCCACATGGTTAAGTGTTGTGAAAACAACAAGTCACGATGTTTAATGTAAAACAAATTAGAAGGAATTCTGACAAACAAAATTTCAATTGTTGTAAGAAGATCGTTGGGTAAAATGGTTTCGGGTTCATCAAAAATATCATCAACAATACGAGCGCAACGCGATAACAATTGTAAATATTCCAGGGCATCTTTATCTTCAGCCGCAACTTGCTGGTTTATGAAATCAACTTTGCGATCATTCAGCAACCTTTCTTGAGAATCACTCATTTTTTTTGTAAAGAAACTCCGCTATTTTTATGGGTGCATAAGGTGCTT